ACCCGCCCAACTAACCTACCGGAACGTACTTCCCGGTATTGGGGTTGTATACAAGCAACATCACCTCACCAACCACTGATGCTTTGGCAGTGAGAATGTTACCTGTAGCAGCCACACCCGCTGTGCCCGCAAACTGGAGTGCGAGCATGTGTGCATGATTGACAGGCGGCGTAATCGTAGCGATTGCCGTATTGCCAGTCAGCACGGTGAGGAAGGTGTTGGGAGCAATAGTGGCAGCACTCGCCAAAGTACCTGGCGCACTATTGTTCACAGGAGAGATTGCAGCCCAATCTGATGCAGTAAGTGGCATTGTTCCTCCTAATATCCGACTGGAACAGCCAGATTGTCAATGTAGGAACATGCAGCAGGATTGGATACAAACGTCTGCATCCCCACAACCATGTAGAAGATTTCCGCTGCGGCTACGCCACCAGACGCACCGCGAATCTCGAAAATCTTACGTCCATCAGTCGTGTAGAATCCAATGGGGAGAATCTCACCACGGCCCCACACTTCATCGACAACGAAGTCGATACGAGTTTTATCCCAGTTGAAAGAAGGTGTACAACCAGCACCAGCCAACTGCATGTTGGTGCCGAAATACATGTTGAGTCCTTCTTCTTTCGGCATCTTCTGGATGATGGACACCAACTGTCCAATTTCCTCGTATGCCTGAATCTGACAGGGATGCATCCATGCACGTGGAGAGAACGTATTCTCAATACCCACGCGATTCCCAATCTTATTCATGGCAAGACGAGGAAGTGGCAGAGTCAATCCAGCACTAGCCGCATTGACGCGGTTAGCACGGATTTCAGGAGTAGTTGAGCGCGAGAAGCCCAACCATGTACCAGCAGATGCATTGCTATGGTGATACGGAACACCAAACAATGCAGGCAGTGATGCGGGTGCTGCGATACCATTGGTAACGAGCTTGTCACCGGGTACCACACCAGCAATCTGTGGAGTCAAGTTGATTACCTTGTTCTCCACATCCCACAACGTGATAGTTGCACTACCACGATTCACTGCAAGTGCAGCGTCAAATACCTGTACAGTCTGACCAAACCGTACAAGACGCGCACCGAAGCCATCCGTAGTCAGCGTAATGACGTTGCTTCCACCCGCAGGGGTATCAGTCGTCACAACACCAACCACACCATCACCAGTCTGCATCATCTGACTATCCAACTGACGACGCATCTCATCGAGTGCCGTAGCAGTCAGACGACGTACAGAATTGACGATGGCTTTACGCGCATCATCAGTAGCCCACTGAGTCAACTTGGTGTACTCAATGTTTTCACTCAGGAAAACACAGTTGAGTACAGCCTTGTCAAACGTAGGCCCACCACCTCGTCCCAAATCTCCACCATCAGGGTTGAAATACTGGAACGAACCACCGGGACGCAATTCCAATGGAACACGCATCTGGCGATGTGAAATCTTTTCAACATCGCGCTTCTTGATGTTCGCATAGAATTTGTCGTCCCTCTCGAACAGCACTCGAACCTTTGGAATTACCTTTTCCAATTCGAGGGCTGCTACTTGAGATTCAACAACAGCCATGATGTTTACTCCTAGTCCTTCATCAGCACGTCCAATGTAGACATACCTTTTGGTATATCTGACGGTTTACGGATTTTTCCACTTGAAGGGGCTGTGGACCGGCCAGGAGTAATTGGACCTTTTTTAGAGGTCGGTGTTTCGTCGTCAATTTCTTCACGATTAGAACGTCCTCTCAAAGCATCATTTCGTGCCTTTTTTATTACGCTAGGCAACAGCGTCTTTGCTTTAGAGAGGTATGCAGCTTTTATCTTATCAGTAGTGGTCTTATCGAAACCACTTTCAAAAGCCTTTTCCCACAGTTTATCCAGTAGACTACGGAAGCGCATATCTTTCGCCAGTAGGTCTTCCAAGTTATTGAAAGCCTCTTGCGTTGCGTGCTGCTTCACGTAATCTGTCATCGTTCCACGAGGGTCAATATGACCATCTATCGTGGATTTCAGGACATTATCAGCTTTAGTCTGTAAATCATCCTTTACAGACGTAAACTGACTCATCATCCTGTTGTTTTCTTGCTGCTGAAATTCATACTCTCTCCGCTGTTCCTCAGGTCTTACCTGACGTGACAACGGATGGTGAGGCTGGAAATTCTGTGAGCCAAATACAAACTGATTCAATACGTTCGCAGCAGCTTGTAATGGCGCACCTTGCTCACCTAGAGCGCGTCCTTCTCTTACCATCGTAACAATGGTGTCCTTGATTACACCACTGAGTACGTGATAATATGCCTGCTGGTCTACTGCCCGCAGCGTTGGCAAGTAGTTGTCAGCAATCCTATTGAATATCTCTTGGTTCTCTTGCTTTGCAGCGGATAGAATCGAACCAATATTTCCATTCATTACCTCACGTTCAGTGCGGTCCAGAATTGCAGCTTTATCTGCTGCTACCCGCGCATCCTGAATCGTAGGATATACTTCTGTAAACTGTTGTTCTCTGTAGTATGCCTTTTCGAGATACGGAAAATCCTTAAACAGTTTAGGATATTTTGTTAGTATCTCCTTACGGCGTACAGGAGTAATTAATTCGTCGATGTCTTCTTCTGTTGGCGCTTCAAGTTCTTTTTCAATTTCTTTAAGTTCATCGCCTTCTTCTTCCTCTCCTGTTGTCTTATCTTCGCTTTCCTCATCTTCTTCACCTTCTTTCTTTTCAGTTTTTGGAAGGTCTAATACTTCAGGTTCTTCTTCTGCATTCAGAAGTTCAAATGTTTCTGTCTCCTCTGGTGCTGTAGCACCACCGGAGCCGCCAGAATCAGGAGCAGCGTACAACTTATTGAACAACAGGTTCATATTCACCCTCTTGTAATGGCTCCCCAGTACTCTGAGGAGGTGGACCAGCTTGTTGTTGCTCTTGTGGTGGCCCCGCTGGTGGAGGCATCATACCGCCCTGTGCCATCATTTGTTTCTGCATCTCCTGCATCTGTTTCTGCATATCCATATCTTTATGCATCTTCATGTGCAAGAGTACATTTTCATATCCCGGAGGATTTTCTAGTTTGCACAATCTACCTGCATCAGATACCAACCATCGTCTATCAATATCTGCTGCAAGTAAATGATTATCCACCTCAAAATCTGGTTCAATGCTCGGCAGTCTAACAGGTGGTGGAGGTGGCATACCTGCCATCATAGCCTGTTGCATCATCATTGGGTCAGGTGGCATCTCAATTGGTTCAGAGTTTATGAGAAGTTGAATTTCTTCGTATTCCTTCTGTCTGTCATCTTCTCCTGGAATGATGTAGTCATTTAGACCAATTGCGCGTTTGATGTATGGCAAGTTCTCAGGTGATGCGAGAGTAGCTGTAATACCCTCATTATTCAACTGGAACAATTCCATGATTGCGTCTTTTTGCTGGTTCCACGTAATCGGAAGATTCTCGTTAGCCTCAATTTCAACAGAACCAATCTTACCCTGAAGTTCAGCCATACGGATGAATACGTTGACAAAGTTTCCAAACTCGTCTTTTTTGACTTGTTTTTCGTCATCCTTCATCTCTTTGATATACATCGGGATGACTTTGCCAAATATATTCTTCCACCACAACAACAACATCTTCCAAGTGCCTTGCAATCTTTGCAAAGCCTGAGCACGACTCATTGAGTATTCTGATGCTGTTCTGCTACCTGCTGTCTGCCCACCAAACAATGAAGGTAAGGCTCCCGAAACCAATTGACCGATTTCTTGGACTTTTTGCGCGAACGGTAGCACTTCTTGTGATAATGTCGCTGTTTTAACTTCATAGAACCCATCACTTAATGGTTTACCACTCTTTGGGGTGGCGGGATATATACCTCCCGGTATAACTTCTGATTGTCTGTAGGCATTGAAGTTGAGAACTTTAGGGTCTGCAAACGTCTGTGGAATACCATGTTCCACGGTCTGAAGCACAAGCGAAATGAGGTCGTTAGTGATGTCTTGTACCGAAACGAGAAGTAAACCAATCGGGTCGAAGTGAATATAATCTGATAGAGGGTTGTAAGTAAGAGTCCAGCAATCATCAAGGGCTTCATTACATGCATAAGCAACGAAGTCATTTACCACCACTACTTTCACGCCATCAGGAAATTGTTTCTTCAGTTCATCACATTCATCTTTAGTCAGAATGTTAAAAGAGCAAGGGCGCAACCAACAATTACGAACAGTAACATTATTGATAGGATGCTCACCGTGATATTGAGGTGACGTTCGTCCCCACTGCTCGTACATATCGTACGAGGATTGTCCTTTGGTGATTTTATCTCGTAAATCCGGATACTGTTCGAGGACGTTCGAGTAATGTGTCTCATAGTTATAAATCAGATAGGAACATTCCTTCTGATTCCTTGCCCAAATGGGAACCTTTACGAATAGTCCCCCGTACACTTCCATGCAGATACGCGATTTGGGATGGTTCGTAATACCTACTAAGCGCGTAACTGTAACAGACCTCTGACGCTTATCTGGTATGACTGCCTGAGCACAATTAGGACAAACCTTTAACTCAGGTTCATTCTCCATTGCATAGTTAAGATTTACATCCTCATCTCCTGGCATGAACTTGTCTTCCTGCTGTTCTGTAATGGTTCTGTCTGACATTTCTGCATTACAGAATGAACAAATTTCCTGCTCATGCATCTCAGGATAGGATTCATATTCCTTTTTCTGATATGTACCGTATTTTTCATCCTCTTTCGGATAGGCGTAACACGCAGTCATGCCCTCTGTAGAGAATACAAACAGAGCATGTAACCAGAACAGAGGCATGTCATTGTGCTTGAAAACTAGCTCTGCAATCTTGTTACCTGCTTTCGCAGTTGTAACGTCTAAGGGGTTGTCTGCGTCATCTGGATAACATACGACAGGAGGTACTGTAACAGAAAGAGCAGCAATAATTGACTCCAGGTAAGCCCTGTAGACGTTAACTGGTTTGTCGTAGTATCCTTGGTCAGTGTCTTCACCAACTCTTTGCAATTCGGGAATGCGCCAATCATGGGCAACCTCACTGTAATACGTGTGTTGAATGTTTTCCCATAACAGCTTGAGTCTACGCCATGTGCGTATTTGTCTATCACGCACACTTCTATCTTCGTCGTCAAAATGGTCTACGACTTGTTTCAGTAGGTTCTTAGTTTCTTCTGAAATTTCTTTCGCCATTTCAGTACGCCGCCGCTTCCTGTCTACGCCTACGTCCACCACCTGTAGGATAAATAGGAGGCATTGGAGTTCTTATTTCTGGATAGTTACCTTCCTCATTCTTTTCATTGCTGTAACCAATTACATCGTATCCCTTACGGAATGGTTGATTACGGATGGATTCCAATCTACCCGCACCAATTGATTCAGCGAGATTTGGGAAGTTCTGGTCACGTCTTCCCATTACAGGGCCAAGACCACGCATACGTCCTTCGTAATTAGGCATAGCTGGCCTACTTCCGTACATTGGTTCCTCATTATCTCCACCACCGCCTCCCTGACCGCGACCCAAGAAGTAACCACCTACTCCCGCGCCAATTGCTGGTAGAGCACTTTTCAAGAAGCCTGACCAACCACCGCCTCCACCCTGTCCCATTGAGTTGATTCGATTGGCTACGTTGTTTACGTCATCACGTACGAAACTACTGTCACCTGCGTATGATGGACCCAAACCTTTATTTCCACCTACGCGAATACTTCCGCCCGCATACAATGGAATATCAAATCCACCGCCCTGTCCACCACCTGGCAATCTAATTCCAGTCTCACCTTGCAACATATTCCTGCCGGTGTCTTTCAGGAAGTTACCAAAGTTAAATTTACCACTTGGTGCAAGTCCCTTACCTGCACCTCCTGTAATCTTGTCGAGTCCAGGTATTTTGGCACCAGCGTAACTAGTTCCAGCACTTAATGCACCGCTTTTCAGCGCGTCCATCCAACTGCCGCCACTAGCTTTTTTCTGTGCTGCACTTATGCCAGCCTGTATACCTGCTGCGGCTAATGGGCCTACACCCGGAATAGCCATAGCTGCATAGGGTGCAATCTTTAGCCCTATTTTTCCGAGTTTTCCCCAAAAGCCCATTATATTACCCTCGTCAGTAAGAGAGCGATACAGATTAATACTACAGCATACGAGGTATACGACTGGCTCTTAATGGCATCCAGTACTGCCAATACCAATGCAACGACAAGCAGAAGCATTGATAGGGGAATCATGGGATTAGTGGTCCACACAAAAGCTGACATGTCCACTGATAGAATAGTCTGATAACTGCGATAGTTATCGACGCAATGATGAAGGCTTTCAATGCTCTCTGCAAGTTGGGGAAATATGTCTCAATTACCCAAATTGCCAGTGCAATCGGTAGGATAATGAGAATTATTCCGATGATGTTCATAATCATTTTCTGCTCCAATCCTTTCGTTTCTTTGCACTTGTTTTTTCAACAAATTCACGCGCAACTGCTTGAGATGGACCAATACCTTTATTTGGCTTACCACCGTGCGCTATCATCTGCATGAAACGATATTGAGCAGCAGACTTAGCTGGCATTCGTTACGCCTAGTTCTTTTTCAAGTTTCTCAATCTCTTGATTTTTATCC